AACACAACAGCAGATAATAATACAGCAATAGGTTATCTTGCCATGAATGCTAACACAACAGGACTTCAAAACGTATCTGTTGGTGCTTGTTCTAATCATGGAAGTACAACAGCTTGTTATACTGTAGCAATTGGAGAAAAAACTTTTTTAGCAACTAATACTGGTAATGGGAACACAACAGTTGGACAAAGTTCTATGCGTTGTAACACATCAGGAGCAAATAATACTAACATTGGTAGAAATGGTTTATGTGCTAACACAACAGGCGGACAAAACACAGCAGTTGGACAAGATACCTTAAAAGCTAACACAACAGCGTCTTCTAATACAGCTGTAGGTGCTTGTTCATTAAATGCTACTACAACAGGTTGTCAAAACACAGCAGTAGGTATGGCATCATTAGATACAAATACGGAAGGAGATAATAATGTTGGTGTAGGTTATCAGGCACTTTTCTCTAACACTACAGCAGATAATAATACAGCAGTAGGTTATCAAGCACTTTCAGTTAATACAGAGGGTCATAGTAATAACGCATTTGGTTATAGAGCACTTCGTTGTAACACAACAGCAGACAGTAACACAGCAATGGGTTTTTGTGCTTTATTTGCTAACACAACAGGAACTTTAAATAATGCTGTTGGTTCAGGATCATTAATGGCTAATACTACAGGTTGTTGTAATGTTGCTGTGGGACATGACTCAATGAGGTTTAATACGACAGGCGATGGTAATGTTGCCATAGGAAATAAAGCATTATTTTGTAACAATGGTTCAACACCAGATTTTAACGTAGCAATAGGTAGACAAGCTGTTTACTCAACTACAACAGGCTACAGAAATGTTGGTGTAGGTTTAAATTCTTTGTACTCTACTACAACAGGTTATAATAATGTAGCTATAGGTGATGCTGCTTTATATAGTAATACAACGGGCCATAGAAATGTAGGAATTGGTCAATGTGCTTTATATACTGTTGCTGGTGCTGGTAATGAAAATACAGCTATGGGTTATTCATCTGGTTGTACTCTTACAACTGGAGATGAAAACGTATTTGTAGGATATAGAGCTGGTTTTAATGTAACTACGGGTAGTTGTAATATAATGATAGGTTCATCAGCTTGTATTGATTCAGGTGGAACACATACTTCTATTTCAATGGGTTATGCTGTTGTTAGTATTAATGATGCTTTTACTTTTGGTTCTGGTAGCACAGATTCAAGAATAGCTTTTGGTGCAACTTCAATTACAGCACCATCTGATATGAGATTAAAAGAAGATATACAAGATGATACTGCTGGTTTAAGTTTCATAAATGATTTAAGACCTGTAACTTATAAATGGAGAAAAGAAAAAGATATTCCAGAAGAAATGAGAACTCATGTTGCTGGTTCGGAAAAAAGATATAATAATGATAAAGTCAATCATGGATTTATTGCGCAAGAAGTAAAACAAGCAATAGACAATCACCCAGAATTAAAAGATGGGTTTGATATGTGGCAAGAAGAAGATACTTTAGATGGCAGACAAAGACTAGCAGAAGGTGCATTGATACCTATGTTAGTAAAAGCAATACAAGAATTAAAAGCAGAAATAGACGAATTGAAAAAGGGGTAATCTATGAGTTTAGGATTTGATGCAATATCCGCGTTACCTTTTGCTACATCAGGACCCGATAATAATGTAGAGGTAAATGTATCTGGTAACCAATTAACTATTACAATTGGTAGTGTCGGCATTATTGCAACCTCTGTTGTAGAAAATTTAACACCAAATCAAGTTACATTAGGCATAGGTACTTTAACTATTACTGCGGATGCTAATCATACTGTTACAGGAAGTGCAGTATCTTTAGGATTAGGCCCTTTTACAGTTAACATTGATGCTAATGCAACACCTTCTGGAAACTCATTGACGTTGGCTACAGGAAATGTTACAGTAACAGGTACTGCGAATGTACTTCCGACAGGTTCTAATTTAACTGTAAACAGTGGAGAACCGGGAGTTATTACGTGGAACGATATAATACCAGGAGCAACAATGGTTTGGACACCAATAAAACCTTATTAATATGGCATCAACTTTTTCAACAGATTTATCATTAGAACTAGTCACTACAGGTGAAAAGGCTGGTCTATGGGGAACAATCACTAATACTAATTTACAATTATTACAAACCGCAGCGTCGGGTTATGCAGAAGTAACTTTAAGCTCTGGTACAACTACATTAAGTTTGGCCGATGGATCGGCGAGCGCGAATGGTAAAAATCTTTACATTAAACTTACTGGTACTTTATCCGGTAATGCTAGTTTAGCAATGCCTGCATCTACAACAGGTGGAAACGCAAACAGAGTATTTTTTGTAGAAGATGGAACTACTAGAGGTGGTGCCGGTGATAGTTATACAGTAACATTATTAACCACTGGTCAAAGTGCAGGAACTCAAGTTCCTCTTCCAGAAGGTGCAACAGTTTTAGTTTATTCTAGAGGTAGTGTTCCCGCTACTACGTTAGGTATAATGCAAAAAGGAATAACTTCTGTTACTGCAGCAAGTAAAACTACCTACACATCAGTTGCTGGTGATCAAATCGTAGTAGATACAGTTGCTAACCCAGTTACAATAATATTACCCGCTTCACCTGCTGTTGGTGATGAAGTAACAATTATGGATGGTTCGGCATCAAACGGTTTTGCAACAAACAATTGTACTGTTAATAGAAATGGTTCTAATATAGAAGGTGCAGCTGCTAATGATACTCTTGCTACCAATAATCAAAGTGTAACTCTAATCTATGCCAATGCCACAAAAGGGTGGCTATATAAATCAACCAATCAATAGGAGTAATTAATGCTTACGAAAATTAAGTTTGCTCCAGGAATAGACAAACAAGACACTGCTGTTGGAGCAGAAGGTCGTTGGGTTGACTCTGATAATGTTAGATTTAGATATGGCCTTCCAGAAAAAGTAGGAGGATGGCAATCTTTACTTAACGATTCTATTGTTGGTGTTGCTAGAAAACAACACGCATTTGTAGATAAAGAAGGTAACAGATATGTTGCAATTGGAACAGATAAGTTTTTACTTATATATTTTGAAGGACAACTACATGATGTAACACCAATTAAAGCTACTCTTTCAAGTGTTACAATGTCTGCTACAGATGCATCTAAACAAGTTTCATTAACATTTTCTTCAGCACATAATTTACAATCAGGGGACATTATTTTATTAGATAATGTAACAGTACCTGCTGGCATAGGTTTAACTAATTCTGCTTTTGAAGATAAATTATTTCAGGTAACAAGAGTTACATCAAACTTAATTGCAATTGTTACTGGTACACAAACTACAACAGGTGCTGCTACTGGTGGAGCATGTGATATAATTCCTTATGAGCCTGTTGGTCCTGCTGCACAATCCTATGGTTATGGTTTTGGTATTGGTCAATATGGTGGAACAGTTCAAGGTTCTGTTACAACAACTTTAAATGGTGCATTACTTGCAGATACTAATGGTACTGGTGGATCAGGATCTGTAATTAATGTTGTATCAAATTCAGGGTTTCCAACTGCAGGAACTATAGCAGTTCAAAATGAATTAATTACTTATACAGGAAAAGGTACAAATACTTTAACAGGTATTACTAGAGGTGCCTTTGGAACCGCAACTACAGGTACTTCAAATGGTCAAGCTCATGTCTCTAGCGAAATAGTTACTAACGCAACTGATTGGGGTGGATGGGGTGATGCAGTTGATGCTGGAACAATTACATTAGAACCTGGACTTTGGTCATTAAGTAATTTTGGAGATGTATTAGTTGCAACTATTGCAAACGGTAAAACTTTTACATGGAATTCTGATATTACAGCAAGACTGACGACAAGAGCATCAACATCTACTTCTGGATTTTCTACAACAAATAATCCAACAGCAACAAGAGTAACTTTAATTTCACCAACAACTAGACACTTAATTCATTTAGGTACAGAAACTACAATTGGAACTGCGTCCACTCAAGATGATATGTTTATAAGATTTTCTGAAGATGAAAATATTAATGGCTACACACCTCAAGCAACTAATACAGCAGGTACTCAAAGAATACAAGACGGTACAAAAATTATGGGAGCTTTGGTTGCAAAAGAAAATATTTTAATATGGACCGATAACGCACTGTATACAATGAAATTTGTAGGTGCACCATTTACATTTGGCTTTGAACAAGTTGGTACTAACTGTGGATTAATAGGTAAAAATGCAGCAATTGAAATTGATGGTGTTGCTTATTGGATGGGTAATAATGGTTTCTTCTCTTTTGATGGTAC